AAGTTAAAGACACATTTAATTCAATTAGTGAATTTTTACTTTTAATTATAACAGAAATAAACGGAACAAGAAATAAAACAGAAATAGAAAATTTTATACGTTATAAATTTTTAATTACTGAAAGTAAAAAGTTTCAAAAATATATTACTGATAATACTCCGTCAACGTTATTAGAATATGAATTCGAAGGTGAGGATGGGAGCACCTTCACCGCCGGGTTTCCAATTGGGCCGGACTTTTTTTGGCCTTGATGCCAAAGACCGACCAAAACTACATGATGCATTATTTGACTTATTATGGGCAGGACATGGAAGATGGGATTGGACTACACTATATAATATGCCCATATGGTTACGACATTTCTGGATTCGAAAAATAAACAAAATGTATACTGACAAACAGGATGCACAAGCTCGAGCAGCACGAAATACACATATCAAGAATTCTAAAGCCGAAAAAGTCATAAAACCTCCAATGTAAATATTTATATAAAAAGACATTTATATGAATATTACATTCAATCATATCAAACAACTAAAAAAATTACCTAAACATGGCCAAGACAATCTAGGTATGTCACCAGAAGAATTAAAAGAATTTAAAGATACTTTGAATTCAATTGATATTGACCAAGTATTAGCAGGAAATATTGACGCCATTGATAAAGCTGTTACAAACTTAGGTAATGCATTTAAGATTGCAACTGACGACGGTAAAAAATTAGGTAATGCATTAGATGTTTTAACAAATAAAAGCACAGTACTTCAGGGTGGTATAACAGGCACAATTGGAATTCAACAAAAGCTTGGAAAAGTTTCAGAGGTTGCAGTAGGACAAATAACAAAGTTAGAACAAGCCTTTGGACATTTAAATAAACGTTATGGATTAACTAGACGAGGATCTGGAGATGTTGCATCAGGCTTTGCATTAATGGGCAAAGAAATTAATACTGATATCGGAAGGATACAAAAATATGCAGCTGCACTACAAAATTTTATTCCTTTACAAACATTTGCATTAACAGATTCAACTGACACAGGTACCAAAGCTTTATTTCAATTGTCTGATATGTTATCTAAAAATTTACAGTTAACTGATGCACAAACCGAAGGATATTTACGATTTAATGCTTCACAAAATGCATTAGGTATTAGTGCTGTTGAAGCTGGCGAAGCTGTAGCAGATGCATTTGCAGAGGGAGATCCAGAAAAGAAATCAATGTTCTTCAAACAAATTGCAGAAGACATTGGAAGTGCTGGTGCAGTAGCAAGAATTCAATATGGAAGAACAGCTGGATCATTGGAAAAAGCAGTACTACAATCTAGAAAATTAGGAATATCATTAGCCGATGTTAATACTGCTGGTAGAAAAATGTTAGATATTGAATCATCGGTCGGTCAAGAATTAGAATATCAATTATTAACTGGTAATCGATTAGTAGATCAATCAGGAAAAAGTTTAACAGCTGAAATGCGTAAAGCAACTATATCAGGAAATGCTAGCAAACAAGCTGAAATTATGTCTACCATAATGGAACAAGAAGGGGATACATTACGTAACAATTTATTTGCTAGAGAACAAATGGCTGAACTGTTAGGTATGTCAGAAGAGAAATTAGCAGGAATGCTTGAAAAACAAAAATTTATTTCTCAATATGGATTAGACGATGCAGATGTAAATTTATCAACAGACGAGCTCCAGAAAAAATTAATTGCAGCAGTAAAAAGCGATGAAGCATTAACTGAAAAGCAAATGAAGGAGCAAATTGATGCTATCAAAGCTTCTGCAGAGAAAATGGATACTCGAACA